GCAACGGCCCCAAGTGGTATAACTTTGACCCTTCCAAGTGGCTCATTTTCTCCCTCTCGAAACTGGGGTTGGCTTACAATCTCCAGCGATACCAAGACGAGGGGCAAACGAAGGCCATAGCCTCCCCTGGATCCGCGCGATAAACAGAAACCCCAGTAGGAATGGAGTACCTACTGGGGTTCTTATCCGCCCCGTTTTGCTCTGATCGAAAACCTAAAAAATCGCTATCGGCAGTATTGCGCGAGAAGCATGCGCTCCTTAGCCCAGTTCTGTAAAGCCTTCTCTACATCACTGTACGTAAAGGCAGGATCACCATAAATCTCAACGAGACGGGTATGTTGCAGAAAGTTTTGCTGTCTCTCGGGACCCCCAAACCACATTCCGTAAAATCCATCGATATTGTAATGGGCCGTATGACGAAACGTACTACTCAGTCTCCGATAAAACCACTTCGGAAATAGGGTTCGTGGAAACCCCTTTTCAATAAATCGAACAAAGTGATTGGCAAACCTGGCCTTGTCCTCTGCGGTATCGAATTTGGTGGGTGTGAATTGATTCGCTGTAAATACTGTTTTCATGATTCGATTCTCCTTCTTAGTCTCTGAGGTAAGCTACGTAAATTCTCTTGCCGACCACGACCGAGACAATGTGGTCGCCAGTTGTCTGAGTTCGCCCGCTGTTCACGATATTGCAAACTTTCTTGACCATACGATCAGAAATCTCCTGGCCCGTGACACGATACCCGCGCCTTTCAGACGACCATCGAGCCCATCGTCTGGCGTAGTAATGCTTTCCTGCACAGCCGCAACAACAGGCCCCTTCTCTTCCCGAGTAGACACTGGCGATTCTATTCACGTTGATTTTCATGATTTGATTCTCCCTATCATATCCCCGTTTGACTTCACACGTTACCAGACATGGCCATCTTCTTTGCAGGTTGGGCAGTCAGGATGAGGACCGCGTTTCCCTTCCAGATCGAGTTCGTGATTGCCGCCGCTATCTGAATGCTCATTCTCTAGCCCTCCCTGGTCATAGCACTTGGCGCACAATCCAACATTCTCGTTATCACATCGACCTGTCGACCGCGTACTCTTTCCACACGCCGCGCAGGTGTAGACGCCTGTTCCCTTCTGGAATCTCCTCGCATCACGCTCATGTCTTCCTCCTCGGTAAATACTGGTTTTCATGATTTAATTCTCCTTACTTCAGGTTGTTCGCCAGATGACTCAGCCGATTCATAATGAGGTGAAGTTGTTCTAGGGCTGTAGTAGTGGGACGATTAAACTGCAACGGGTAGGTCGTCACCGGCATATGCCGCCTCGAAGAAGGATCCAGCCCAACAGCGCGATCAAGACCGTCATCGTGGTCATAGTCCACCTTCCGCACGTCCACTACGTGGACGATCCATGATATCAATTATGATATCGCTTTGTTCGATATACGCTTCCCGCGCTTGCGCGAGCATACTCGCATAATGATCACGAAGGATATCATGGTAATCAGATGATAGGTCATCTAACAATTCTGGATTTTCAGCAAAATAACGCATTGTGTTGTTCTCCTTTTTGGTTAGTCATCATGGTTTATATGACATCGCTTTGTTCGATATACGCTTCCCGCGCTTTCGCGCGCGCTTTCTCGATTATACTCGCCGCGAGCATACTCGCAAAATGTTCACGAAGGATTTCATGAGGGTCAGATGAGGGGTCATCTAACAATTCTGGATTTTCAGCAAAATAACGCATTGTGTTGTTCTCCTTTTTGGTTAGTCATCATCATGGTTTAATAGTACACCCCCCTCATGATAATGTCAAGTATTATATTTGCTTTGAAAATCAATGACTTAGAAGAGTTTTTTTACTGCAATTTCTGGTGAGGGAGACACAAGAGCCCGTGTCGTTGCTGTTTCCGTTGATTCCAGGCGACCCGAATTTTATCATGAATTTGTTGGTCAATCATGATCGAACTGTTTCTCCACCAATTTTTCTTTATACCATTCAGGAATACCCCGAACGGATGCTCTCTTAAGATGCGGCCAGGCCCATTGAAATAATTTCTCCTTGATAAAATCTTCTTCCTCTTTCAGAATATCCAGAGGCACTTCTTTCATAATCAACCCAATGTCCTGCGGCGAATCAGTGAGCGTCCCTGCTTCTTTTAGATGCTGGATCGTCTTGTTCCATCGGGCAGGAGTCCGAAGCATTTCACCAAGATTCTCGACGATACCACGAGAGGTTGGATTCGCTTCTTTCCACTCCTTTCGATGAACTTCTTTGAATGCCTCAGAGACAAATTTTCCCAGAAGTATCTTTTTATCACGACCGAATTGATGGTAGTTCTTAATAACGACTCCCTCAATCTTCGGACCGCCCAGACATGATTCTCGGTCTAACAGTTCACGGAATAAATTGATATCCGTGATTATCCCCTCGAATATCTTGGGGACCACTTCTAGACCCAATCGTTCAGCCTCGGCTTTCTTTTCCTCATACGTCAGATAGGTTTCAAGTTCGATATTGATATCAAACAGAATCAAATGATCCTTGGGAATTCGATCATACGCCAGCGCATTATGCTTGGGTTTTGCAAGATACTCGGCTCGGTACGTCCATCCAATACGAAGTTTATCCTGCAAAGACACCGCGGTACGAACGGCTTGATCAAACATTTTTTCTGGTGTCAATATCTGCAAGTCAACACCCTTTGATCGGCATCGAATATGTGTAGCTGTAGCCAAGCCAGTCCCAGATTCAAACACTCCGAACGAAAATTGAGAGCCATCAATCTTTTCTTCAACCAGTACAGGGTCGCCCAGCAGGCCTTTCAGATTGGGATGTCCCAGCGCATAGGCTGAGGGATACGAATGCCAGGAATCGTACATCTTTCTGTTCTCCTTTTTGTCGGTCATCATCGTTTAATAATACACCTTTTTCATGATAATGTCAAGCACTATATTTGCTTTGAAATCAATAACTTAGAACTGCATCTTTTTGGCACCTAAATCCTTTGGAATGACATTTCCACACGTATAAATATAGTAAAGGGGAGCGTATTATGTCAAAACCAACTACTCGTGCCCAATTCAAAAACTACTGCCTTCGTGTCCTCGGCCATCCTGTGATTCAGATTAATGTCGATGACGATCAGGTTGATGATCGGATCGATGAGGCTGTTGCATTCTACGAAGATTATCATTTCGATGGATCAGCCAAAATCTTCATGAAGCACAAGATCACGGCAGAGGACGCGGCTCGGCGATGGATTTATTGCCCCGATGCGATCATTGGGGTCAAGAGCGTGTTTCCCTTCGATCAGTCTAATGCCTCGATCAATATGTTTGACCTACGGTATCAACTACGTCTCCATGACCTCTATGATTTTACCTCCGTCTCCTATGTATCTTATGAAATGACCATGCAGCATATTCGGACCCTGAACTTACTATTCAGTGGGGCACCGCAATTTAGGTTCAATCGAAAACAAAATCGATTGATGCTGGATGTCAATTGGTCCACAGACCTGGCGGTTGGCAATTGGGTAATCATTGAATGTTACCGACGGCTCGATGCGGATTCTCGTCGCTTAACAGGTGCATTTGCCACTACTGCTAATTCTAATACAATCATCGGGACAAGCAGCACTCTGGATCAAGAAGTCGTGTCTGGTGATTTGATTGTGGTGCAAACGAGTGGGGTGAATTCGGAGCCCCTGACTGTCAATACCGTTGATTCAGCATTGATGATGAATACTTATAGCACGTTTGAGAATACGGCGAATAGCCTGGTGATTTTTCTGCCTGATACTTCCGATGTATGGAATGATCGCTTCCTGAAAAAATATGCCACGGCTCTTATCAAGCGTCAGTGGTCGGCGAATTTGAAAAAATTTTCTGGAATCCAAATGCCTGGTGGGGTGATGTTGAATGGTCAGGTGCTTTTTGATGAGGCCGTGGCGGAACTCAAAGAACTGGAAGAATCCGTTCATCAGTTGAGCGTACTGCCAGCAGAGGGGATTTTTATAGGTTAGAGATATATAAAAATGTGGATCGCGGGACGGTAGCGTATATATGGCATATCCAACTCAACAAATGGTAGCGGTAGCATAACATGACCACAAATCCTTATTTCAACTTCACCCCAACCAACGTTACGTCTGAACAGCTTCTGGTCGAGGATTTGTGTATTGAGGCGATGCAAATTCACGGTATGGACGTATATTATTTGCCTCGCACTTCCGGCGGTAGTGAAGACCTTCTCTATGGTGAGGACACAAACAAACAATACGTCTCGGCACGACAAATGGAGATGTACCTGGAAAATACTCAGGCCATGGAAGGTGAGGGCGATTTTATTTCTAAGTTTGGGTTGGATATTCGTGATGAAAGCACTTTCTTAGTCTCAAGACAACGATTCAAGATGACCTTTCCCACGATGACTCGTCCACGTGAGGGCGACCTCTTATACGTACCTCTGGTAGAAAATTTCTTCGAGATTACCCATGTCGAACATGAGAACAATCAGGCTATGTTCTATACCCTGGGTCGTGGTCGTGGTGGAAATGTTTATGTCTTTTCTCTCCATGTTCGGCAATTTGCGTTCTCGGATGAATATATCTTCACGGGCCGTCCTGAGGTAGATAATCAGATCATCGATGCGTACCGTGGCACCAATCTCATCCTGACCGTAGGTGGAACAGGTACGTATGATGCGGCGAATAATGAAATCGTCTACCAGGGTGCAAATGTCTCCACGGCCACGGCGAAAGCTCTGGTTCGTGGCTGGGATTCAACTACCCGAATTTTGGATGTTATTCGCAGCGTCGGTACCTGGTCGACCGCGAATGTCATCGGTTCGCTCAGTAATGCACAATGGGCTTTGACTACTACGGATGTTGATACGAATATCGATACCGCCGTGGAAGATTTGTTCGATACCAAGATTGTGCAAACTGAAGCGGATGCTATAATTGACTTCTCAGAGTCAAACCCGTTCAGCGAAGGAGGATTATAGAATATAGCGAGTGAAAGGAATAAATAATAATGTGGGTCGCGGGACTGCAATCCCCACCCACTCTAGCACCGAACCCTTTAGAGAAGGAGTGCCAGCTATGACAGGAAATATTTATTCCATCTATAAAGTCGTCAATACGGTTAATGGTAAAGTCTATATTGGATTTGATTCGCAATGGCCGCGGCGAATGAACGATCATATTCATGCTGCTGAAAGAGGTTCGCAAAATTTACTTCACCGCGCTATTCGGGCCCACGGCCTTGATGCGTTTGCGTGGGAAGTAATTTGTCAATCTAAAAACGGAAAACATTTGTTGCAAGAAATGGAGCCTTATTTTATTCGAGAGTATAACAGTTTCCATCAAAATAAGCAAGGGTACAATATGACCCTTGGCGGAGAAGGTACTCTGGGATATAAAGTCACTGATGAGGCCAAGAAAAAAATGTCTGTGGCTAAGCGTGGGAAGAAACTCTCTCCTGAGCATGTGGAGAAAAGAGAACAATCTAGAGCTATAACTAGAGCTATAGCTAAAGCAAACGATCCAAATTATGGCAAAGGGCGGCGAGTATCTCCTGAGACTATAGAGAAAATAAAATTGTCGAATGCAGGAAGAAAACACTCTCCCGAAACTAAAGAAAAAATACGACAAGCATTGATTGGTCAGAAAATCTCTTTTGAAGCTAAAGAGAAAATGCGTCAAGCTAAACTTGGAAAGAAACGAACTCGTGAAAGTGTTGAGAAAATGCGTCAAGTGAACACTGGAAGAAAAAGAGTCTACCGTGCTGATGGTACGCATTGTTATGTATATCCCGCTCAACAGGTGATGACCAATGTTTAGCACTCATTTCTACCACAGGCTTATAAGAAAATATTCCATCGTTTTTGGGACATTGTTCAACAACATTTACTTGTCTCGATATACCAGCGCGGGTGTTGTTACAGATAAATTAAAAGTTCCGCTGGCCTATGGTCCCAAGGAAAAGTTTCTCACCAGAATAAAAAGCGATCCCAAACTCACCAAAAGTGTGGGCATAGTATTACCCAGAATTTCGTTTGAGGTCTCCAGCATTTCCTATGATGCCTCACGAAAACAGCAGACGTTGCTTCGAGTTCAGGGACCACCTGTTAGTAATACTACGAACTATAGTGTCTATCAAGGAGTACCCTATAACATTGGTTATTCAATGTCGGTCTTTGTGCGAAATGTTGAGGATGGAACACAGATCGCCGAGCAGATTTTCCCATACTTTCAGCCCGATTTCACAATCACGGCATTGCTAGTACCCACCGCAAATCTCAGAAAAGATATTGCGATCACGCTGGATTCTGTCAATCAGAACATTGACTACGAAGGGACGTTTGATTCGACTCGATTGATTGTCTGGGATTTTCAATTTACCTTACAGGGATTTTTCTTTGGTCCTGTCGCTAATACCTCAGTGATTAAATCGGCCATCACGAATCTCTTTGAGGATCCCACCACGATCACGGTGCAACGAATGACCATGGCTGCCAATGGTATCAGTGATTTTCGGGTCGGTGAAATTGTGCGAGTGGTGGGAGAAGATATCACGGCCACGGTAAGTGAATGGTCTAATAGTGTATTGAGTCTGACGGTCACGGACGCCACCGACGCGATCATTGTGGATGATGTCCTTCGGGGTGATGATTCAAGGGCTCTCTGGACTGTGGCCGCCTCGAATACTTCATTAATACCTGCAGTCGCAACCACCTCGAATGTTGATCCACTGACCGCCAACTCTGCAGGTACATTCGGGTACATTACAACGATTGAAGAATTCCCTTATGCCTAATGATGACGAGATCATAGAGATTTTAGCCACACCGATCACCACTCAAGAAACCAAGGCCCTGGTTGTGCCCGCTGCAACCAAGGTCAGTGTGGAAGAGGATGCTGAATATGCCCGCAGAAATATTCGGGCAGTGATTGATAACGGAAGTCAAGCTCTCCAAACGGCTATTCTCGTGGCTGAAGGTTCACAACATCCCAGGGCTCTGGAAGTCGTGGGGCAGTTGATGAAAACAATGTCCGATATCAATAAAGACTTACTGAGTATTCATGAACAAGAACGAAAGCTCTCAGTTGATTCGCCCCCGGCTTCATCTCCCACGGTGCATGTTGAAAAGGCTGCGGTGTTTGTGGGCACAACCGCGGAACTAATGGCCCAAGCTCGCAATGGAAAACTACCTCAATAATCCGAATCTAAAACATGCTGGCGTACCGATTCCTTTCACCAAAGAACAAGTGGAGGAGTATGTTCGATGTAGCCAGGATATTGGTTATTTTGTTCGGAACTATGTCAAGATCATTCATGTGGATCGTGGGCGGATTCCCTTTGAGCCTTATGATTTTCAGTCTGAACTTCTAACTAAGTATAAAGATAATCGAAATCTGATTGTTCGTCTGCCGAGACAAAGTGGTAAAACTATTACCACTGCTGCATTTTTACTCTGGTACATTTTATTCAATGAGCAAAAGGTCTGTGGCATTCTGGCGAATAAAGCCATTACTGCCAGAGAAATCTTATCACGATTGAAAATGTCGTTTGAGGGATTGCCGCTTTGGTTACAACAGGGTGTTCTAGAATGGAACAAAGGCTCAATTGCTCTGGAGAATGGTTCGCGTGTCATTGCGGCCTCGACCTCATCCTCGGCCGTTCGTGGTTGGTCCTTCTCAGTCATTTTCCTGGATGAGTTTGCCCATGTGCATAATAACATTGCTGAAGAATTTTTTACCTCAATGTTCCCCACTATTTCTTCAGGTAAAGAAACCAAGATCATCATTGCCAGTACACCCAAGGGCATGAATCACTTCTATAAATTTTGGGTGGATGCGGAACAAGGTCGAAATGGCTTTGTGCCCTTGTTCTTTCCCTGGGATGCTCATCCTGAACGTGATGAAGTCTGGAAGGAAGCACAGTTGAAGGCTCTCGGTGAGGTGAAGTTCAACCAGGAGGTGTTGTGCCAGTTCATCGGTTCATCGAATACGCTCATCTCAGGTGAGATGCTAACCAAATTACAGAATAGCTACAAGCCTCCAATACGTACTGAACAGAATCTAGCTATCTATGCGGATCCCAAGCCAGGACGAAAATATGCCATGACCTGCGATGTAGCGCACGGAATCGGTCAGGATGCTACTGCGGCGAGTGTCTTTGATGTCACTTCGGTGCCGTATCAACAAGTGGCTCGGTATCATAATGTGTATATCTCACCCTTGCTGCTCCCGAATATTTTATATGAGATCGGAACAGCCTATAATAATGCGCTGCTCCTGGTTGAGGTTAATGATATCGGCAATCAGATCGCCGAGGCTCTCCACTATGAATTAGAGTATGATAATTTGATCCGAACGATGCCCCAACGTCAGCAGATAAAACTTGGTAGTGGGTTTAAGCCCCGAGTCTTGATGGGACTTCGGATGACCGAATCTGTCAAAAAGGTGGGATGCGCCAATCTCAAGACTCTGATCGAAAGTGGCAAGCTGATTATTCATGATTTTGAGACCATCTCAGAACTTACGACCTTTACGCAACAACTCCAGACCTATAAAGCGGATGAAGGCTATCATGACGATATTGCCATGACCCTGGTAACGTTTGCATGGATGGCCGCGCAACGGTATTTCCGTGAGGAACAAACCGCTGTCAATATGTCGAAATCCATGATCGATGAACAAGAATCTGATTGGCTCTCGTTTGGTTTTTCTACTGTCCTGGAAGATGAAAAAGAAGCCGAAGCTGCTCCTGTTGAGATCGGATTGAGTGAAAATGGAGATAGGATTATTTGGCGAGAAGTGAACTCTGAGTTCTTCTAAGACACATCTTAAAAATTATAAATACTTGTGATGATTTCTTTTGCCACCGTTTGTTCTCTATAAAAGGAGATTGACCTATGGGATTTTTACTATCACCTGGTGTTCAGGTAACAGAAATTGATTTGACAACCGTTATTCCCGCAGTAGCCACTACAGGCGGGGCGTTTGCTGGGCCCTTTCAGTGGGGTCCAATTAGCCGACGAGTGATCGTTGATAGTGAAACCTCGCTGGTCACTCGGTTCTGGAAGCCGAACGCAAACACATTTACGTATTTCTTCACGGCGGCAAACTTTCTGAGCTATGGCAATAACCTGACGGTTGTGCGGGCTGCTAATAGTGCCACGCTCAATGCCACAGCCAACTCTCAAGGTGCGTTGCAAATTGCCCATGAAGATGACTATGAGAATGGTTATCTTGATGGTTCAGGGACATTTGGTTATTGGGCCGCTCGGTATGCTGGTGCCCTGGGAAATAATCTCAAGGTTTCTAGCTGTCCCTCATCCTCAGCGTTTAGCTCGAACGTTACCTCACAGAGTGGATATGTGACTAATGCGGCGCCCTCGGGCAATACAGTAGTGGGATTGTCCGGTGACACCACGACATATCTCCAGGTCAACGATCTCGTCAAGCTCGGCACGAATGATTATACGATTGTGACCGCACTGACAGCCTCGAACCTCACACTGGGTTCCGCGCTGACCGCGAACGTTTCTGCCAATACCTCGATTCTCAGAAAGTGGCAATATGCGGATGAGTTCACGGCTGAACCTGAAACGTCTGACTACGCCGACAACGTTGGCGGCGCGAATGACGAAATCCATGTGATCGTGGTCGATCAGGATGGTGGTATCTCTGGGGTGCCTGGCACCGTCATTGAAAAGTACCCGTTCCTCTCGAAAGCCAGTGATGCCAAGTCTGCGGATGGAACTTCGATTTACTATCCAATGTCCTTGTTCAAGAATTCCAAGTGGATTTATTGGGGCGATCATGATACCGCAGGCACCAATTGGGGAAGCGCCGCGGCCTCGAATACATTCACATCCGTGGTCAAGCCAATCTATAGTTCCCTGAGTGGTGGAATCGATGTGGATGCTACGACAGGCAATATTCAAACAGCCTACGGGTACTTCACTGATCCCGATGCCGTGGATATCTCACTGGTGCTAGGTGGACCGTGCAATCAGACTGTCGCCACCTATATTATCGATAACATTTCGGGATCGAGAAAAGATTGCGTGGCGTTCATTTCGCCTCTATATGAAGATGCTGTGGATAACGCAGGCAGCGAGGCTGATGATATTGTCACCTATCGTAATCTGCTGACTTCTTCATCCTATGCCGTGATCGATAGCGGATGGAAGTATCAATACGATAAGTACAATGATGTGTATCGATACGTGCCCTGCAATGGTGATACTGCGGGACTCTGTGTACGTACTGATAACACCCGCGATCCCTGGTTCTCGCCAGCGGGTTTCAATCGTGGTCATATCAAGAATGTCATTAAGCTGTCTTGGTCGCCGAGTCAGACTGAGCGTGATACATTGTATAAGAATGGGATCAATCCCATCGTCACGTTCCCTGGTGAGGGATCAGTGCTGTATGGCGACAAGACCATGCAGACCAAGCCCAGTGCCTTTGATCGTATCAATGTGCGTCGGTTGTTCATTGTACTAGAAAAGGCTATTGCGAAAGCCTCGAAGTATTCGCTGTTTGAATTCAACGATGAGTTCACCCGAGCCCAGTTCGTCTCGATGGTTGATCCATTCTTGAGGGATGTCAAGGGTCGTCGTGGTATCTTTGACTACCGCGTGGTTTGCGATACCTCGAACAATACTCCTGAGGTCATTGATCGCAATGAGTTCATCGGAGATATTTACGTGAAGCCCGCTCGAAGCATTAATTTTATAAAATTGAACTTCGTTGCAGTGAGAACGGGCGTCTCCTTTGAAGAGGTCGTAGGCAAGTTCTGATGTATACGATTTACAAGGCAACGAATAAAATCAATGGACAATGCAGGAAACTCAGTGAGCAGGAGCAGACCGCAGCATAAATACTTGATACGAACAGAGAAGGGGATAGCCCCGCCACAGAAGGAGAAATAACATGGCGTTTAATGTATCAGATTTCCGCGCTCAGTTAGCACAGGATGGGGCCAGACCGAATCTATTCGATGTCACAATGGCTTTTCCTACGATCTTCGGTGTCGCGGGTGATGCCTCCAAGCAGCTTACCTTCACTTGTAAAACTTCAGCCTTGCCTGGGTCTACATTGGGCATGGTCAATCTGCAATATTTTGGCCGTGAAGTGAAACTAGCGGGCAATAGAACCTTTGCAGATTGGTCGCTGACGGTTATCAATGATGAAGATTTCTTGGTGCGAAAAGCCTTTGAGCGTTGGATGGGCGGTATCAATACACACTCCACCAACCTGCGTCTAGGGGGAGCCACGTCTTCATTCGCATACACGGCTGATGCGATTGTTACGCAGTATGGCAAGACAGGGAACGTGATTAAGTCCTATAAGCTCATTGGAGCGTTTCCCACAGACCTGGCTCAAATTGATTTGGACTGGGGTTCCAACGACACTATTGAAGAATTCACCGTCACACTGGCTTATCAATTCTGGCAAACCGTGGGCGAAAATTCTCCATTGGTGGTCTAATTTTCTCGTGGTTCTCAATCGGGAGAGTGGTAGCAATATCACTCTCCCCCCTCTTTTCATTATGAGGAATCCTACTTATGCCATTAAAACTGTTTGGGTTTTCTCTCGGTAAAAAAGATTCTCGCGTCGAACAGCCCCCGAACAACCCCGCACTTGTTCTTCCCAATGCCGCGATTGAGGACGGAGCCGTTACAATCACACAGGGAGCGCATTATGGCTCCTATATTGATCTTGAAGGCTCGGTTCGCAACGAACTTGAATTGATTTCTCGGTATCGGGAAATGTCTCTGCATCCAGAATGCTCGATGGCGATTGAAGATATTGTCTCTGAGGCTCTTTCTCAGGATACCGATGGCAATATCATGTCGCTGAATCTTGAAAAGTTGAATGTCGGCAGCGCGATCAAAAAGAAAATTGAGGATGAATTCAATACAGTCTATAAGCTCTACAATTTCAAAACCCTCAGTGATGAAATGTTCCGTCGGTGGTATATCGATGGCCGCATTTACTTCCAGATCATGGTAGATAAAGATAATCCCAAGGATGGTATTCAGGAACTTCGGTATATCGATCCTCGCAAGATCAGAAAAGTTCGGGAGATTCTTAAGGATCGTAATACTGCTATTGGTGGTGGGGGCATTCTGTCCAATGAAGTCATCAAGGCTGTCAATGAATACTTTGTGTTCAATGATCGTGGCATGGTGGCGAGTACATATACGGCCTCTGTTAATCAGGGTATGAAGATTGCCGCTGATTCGATCATCTATGCACCCAGTGGTCTTCTGGATGCCAAATCAGTGATGGTCATTGGTCATTTGCACAAAGCCATCAAGCCACTGAATCAATTGCGAATGATCGAAGATGCGGTGGTCATTTATCGGTTAAGCCGTGCACCTGAGCGGAGAGTGTTTTATATCGATGTCGGTAATTTGCCCAAGCACAAGGCTGAACAGTATATTCAGGATATCATGGTGAAGTATCGGAACAAGTTGGTGTACAATGCGGCCACTGGAGAGTTAGAAGATCAAAGAAGGCATTTGAGTATGCTGGAAGACTTCTTTTTGCCCCGCCGCGAGGGGAGCAAAGGAACTGAGATCAGTACCCTTCCCCCAGGTCAAAATCTGGGACAAATTGAGGATGTGGTCTATTTCCGCAAGAAGCTCTATCAATCATTGAATGTGCCTGTCTCTCGTATGGAAGATTCACAGGGCGGTGGATTGATGGGATTAGGCCGCACCACTGAGATTACTCGTGATGAGGTCAAATTTTTCAAGTTCATTCAACGACTCCGAAAAAAGTTCACGGTGATGTTTGATGAGGCCCTGAAAGTACAATGTTCGCTCAAGGGTATTTGTAGCAAAGAAGAATGGCTCGAACTCAAGCAAAACATTACCTATGATTTCGCCTCAGACAATCAGTTTTTTGAATTGCGGGATGCCGATCTCCTTCAGAGTCGCATTCAATTAGCTGCATCCATTGATCCATTTGTGGGTAAGTATTATTCCACGGCCTGGGTTAAACGGCATGTTTTGCAATTGACTGAGGACGAAATCGCACAAATAGACAAGGAGATTCAAGCGAATGGTGACACCCAAGCCTCGCTCGCTGCACAATCCCAAGGTGCCCCGATGCCTGGTCAACCCATCGATACGGGGGCAGCTCCCCAAGAACCCGATCAAGGTGGTCCGACCCCTGATCCAGAACAAGAAGCGGCTAAGGAAAACAAAAGTCTGACGCCTGATTTAGATCAAGAAGTCGAGAAGTATAAGAAGGGTTTGAAGTAATCAGAACAAGTGAATTGTTATAAATACTAACAAGAGGTGACGTATGAATTCTTCTGATATTGTTCAATCAGTGATACAAAACGATTTAGTCCAGGCCACTGAGCAGATTCATGATCGCCTTGGTAGCATGATGATAGATGCACTGGATCAAAGAAAACAAACACTCGCAAGGGATATTTTTAAGGGTGTGGAACATTCACCAATGGAAGGCTAGGCTCATGAAAACACTAGAGATGCTTCGAGAAGCTATAGGGGAAATGAGTGATTCTGCTGAACAGAAAAAGCAGATGCAAAAGTTGGGGGTGCTAGTTCGTGCGGGACTCTATGATTCGCATCAATTAGCCAAGGTCAATCGAGTTGTTCTGAAGCTCCTGAATCAAGAAACACTCACTCTACAAGATCGAACGGTCTTGTTGGCTATTTTAGAAAAGCTCTTGCAGGTGGTGACCGATCATCAAAACATTACGCAATTGATGAAGCGGACCTTGCAGACCGAGCATACAGGTGCTGATGATTTTGGCCATTTAGTTCCTGGTCAGCCACCGACAATTTTACTGTTTCGGAGAAAAGCATTTCGTCAGTATCCCGATCAGACGAAAGTGGCCTTGTACTATAACGAAAAGCTAGATCGGTATTTGTCGATTCCCTATACCGAAGGAGATAATGTCGTTGATGTCTAAACTCGTCCAGGCCCTGATTGTGGGTAATCTCACGGAAGCCAAATTACTCTTTCAACAAGAGATGGCAAATCGTGTAGCTCAGAAACTTCAAGAAGAACGTGAAGTTCTGGGTCAGGTCCTGTGCGAAGGTGATGTCCTGAAGCGTGGACGAACACTCCTGATTCGTCGGCGTATTCGGAAAGGGCAAGTTCAGCGAAATATTCGTAGGTCCGCGATCAAGGGATTCACCTTAAAAGCTGGTCGTTTGACTCGAATTCCCGCGTCACGGCGAATCAAGATGAAGTTGAAGGCTCGCAAAGCGGCACGGAAGCGACAGGCAAAGATGCAGACGATTCTCAGAAAGCGTAAGTTCAGTTTACGAAAACGCAAGGCAATGGGTATTCGATAACATAAGGACAAACTACTATGGCGTATGAACTGTTGAATAAACTTCGAGGTCGATCTGTTCTCCGTGTGGTGGGTGCAGGTACTGTCACTGTGGTTCCCTCCGCGTTTGTGACTGCCAATGCAAGCAATGAAACGGTCACCTCGGTTGCTATTTCTCGTGTCTGGTGGAGTACCAATAACAATATCAGTATTGCTCGTGGTGCCACTACTGTGTTGTCATTGTACGATAGCGGCTTCATGTTATTTGCTGATAGTGGTGTGAGTGTTGCGAATAGTGGCACAGCGAATGTGGTGGTCACGATTACGGGCGATGGTAGTTGCGTCCTGGAATGTACGAAGGAAGTTACCTACACGAATCCAGTGTAAGGAGTAAGTATGAAACTGTTAACGGAATATCACGCAGGCAACGACACACAAGTCTTGGTCGAGCGCACCGAGACAGGGTCCAAGAATTACTATATCTCGGGCGTGTTCATGCAAGCCGAGGAAAAGAATCGAAATGGTCGTGTGTATCCCAAGTCGATCTTGGAAGTCGAACTTGTCAATTTTCAACAATTGATTCAGGATCGCCGCGCCCTGGGCGAACTGGGTCATCCCGATACACCCACAATCAATCTCGATAAGGTCTCCCATCTGATTACTGAGTTGCATTTTGATGGGAATAACATTGTGGGAAAAGCTAAGATTCTTCCCACGCCGAATGGTCAGATCACCAAGAGTTTTATCGATGAGGGAATTAAACTGGGCGTATCCTCACGTGGCATTGGCTCATTAGCCGAGGTTAATGGAGTCAAGCAAGTGCAGGACGATTTCAAATTGGCCACTGTGGATATTGTGGCTGATCCATCGGCACCAGGAGCCTGGGTGTCGGGACTCATGGAGAATCGGGAGTGGGTGTTTGTGAATGGTAAGTATATGGAGCAGGATATTGCACGGGCGCAGCGTCAAGTTCGGAAGGCATCGTCAAGAGAGATTGAAGCCACGGCCCTTCAACTCTTTGAGAATTTTTTGAGACGAATTTCTCGGTAATAACGCTGAGAGACGTTTCAAAAAATATAAATACTATTGTTAGGCTGTTCTATCTTAATTGAGGAGACTGTTATGAAAACATTGTTAGAAGCCGCAGCAGAGGTTCTCAGTGGTTCTCAGTCCCGCGCACCCAAAGAGGAAATGCACAAGACTGAGGCCCCAGAAGATTTGGGGGGAGTGACGCCCATGGAGCGTATTCCTGATAGCGCACCAGTGGCAAAGAATACCAAGAAAGCCACTGCTCCTGGCAAGTCTCCCAATGTCGCAGCCGAGCCGCTTCAGAAGGCCGAAGAGCCCGAAGTGGTCAAGGATTTTGGTGGATTGAAGAAAGAAGAGGTTGAGGCGAAGGACAAGAAGAAAGACGAGGATGATCTCACAGATGACGAGAAGGAAGACGAGGACGATCTCACAGAGGACGAGGACGAGGAGGACGAGGAGGACGAGAAGGACAAAAAGGACGAGAAGGAAAAGATAAAGGAAGATGTTAATGCCATTCTCGCCTCAGAGAAGAATTTGTCTGAGGACTTCCGCTCGAAGGTCGCCACGATTTACGAAGCTCGCGTTCAGGATAAGATCGCACAGATTACTGAGAAAATCGAAGCGAAGTATGTAGCCAAGCTCAAGGAACTAACAGAAGAAATCACCACGTCCTTGGCTGAGCGAACAGATAATTTCTTGGCCTATGTTGTCGAGGAATGGATGAAGCAAAATGAAGTGGCCATTCAGACTGGCCTTCGCACTGAGATTACAGAGGATTTCATCGCTGGCATGAAAACCCTCTTTGCTGAACATTACATTGACATTCCTGAGGATAAGATTGATGTCATGAAGGAGTTGACAGAGAAGGTGGAAACTCTGCAACGTGACCTTAATGACTCCTTGGCTCGGAACATTGAAATCAATTCTCAGATGCAGACCGTGACACGCGGTCAGATCGTCGAGTCCGTGTCGGATGGCCTCACGGACACGCAGAAAGAAAAAATTCGCACTCTCGCAGAGAGAGTTGAATTTTCTGGAGAGGAAGAGTTTCGCAAGCAGATTCAGGGCTTGCGTCAAAACTATTTTCTATCTGCGGAGAAGAAGGCTGTGCAAGCTGAACAACTCACAGAACAAATTGAGGAGACAGCAGAGGAAAAGAAAATCTTCGATACTCAAGTAAAGGCCGTTGCTGCCGCACTAGATCGAGGAATGAGGCAGTAACAATCAACGTCGAATTAACAGAGGAGATAACGAAATGTACTTAACAGAGAAACTAGAGGAAAAGTGGGGCGGGGTTCTAGATCACAAGGCCTTGCCGCCGATTAAGGATCGTCATCGCCGAGCCGTCACCGCGGTGATCTTGGAGAATATGCTTCGGGCCCAGAAGGAAGAGGGCCAAGTGTTGAGTGAAGCTGCTCCAGTCAACGCGACGGGTGGTGGCTTGACAGGCACCGCGACTTCAACAGGCCCGATGGCTGGTTTTGATCCGATTCTTATCAGCTTGATTCGGCGTTCCTTGCCGAACCTGATTGCGTATGACGTGTGCGGCGTCCAGCCAATGAGTGGTCCGACTGGCCTGATTTTCGCCATGCGGAGCAACTACGCCAATGCCACCGCGCGTATAGGGGAAGCTCTCTATAATGAAGCGAATACGGCCTGGGCGGGCACAGGCTCACAGACTGATATCACAATGGCTGCGAATACAGCCCTGGGTAGTGGGAACGTGTTTGCCTCCACAGTGTCCACGGGTTCAGGAATGACCACAGCCACAGCAGAAGGCTTGTCGGGAACGAGCTGGGGTGAAATGGCATTCAACATTGAGAAGGTGACGGTGACTGCAAAGACTCGCGCCCTCAAGGCTGAATACACGATGGAATTGGCTCAAGACCTGAAGGCTGTGCATGGTCTGGATGCTGAGTCAGAATTGTCGAATATTCTCTCTGCGGAAATCTTGGCTGAAATCAACCGCGAAGTGTTGCGTAAGATTTACTACACTTCTAAGGTGGGGTGTCAGACAGGGACATCGACAGTGGGTACCTTCGATCTCGATACCGATTCAAACGGTCGGTGGATGGCAGAGAAGGTGAAGGGCCTTGTGTTCCAGATTGAGCGTGAAGCCAATCGAATTGCCAAGGATACACGTCGGGGCAAGGGTAATGTGGTCATCGTCTCCAGTGACGTGGCCTCTGCCTTGGCGACATACGGCATTCTCGATTACTCTTCTGCCATGAAGGATAACGTCAATCTCGCAGTGGACGATACGGGCAATACCTTCGCGGGTACATTGCTCGGACGGTTCAAGGTATACATTGATCCGTACTTCGCTACCTCGAATACCTCTGAGTTTGCCGTAGTGGGTTATAAGGGCAGCAATGCTTATGATGCAGGGCTGTTCTATTGCCCCTACGTGCCACTCCAGATGGTTCGTGCAGTTGATACGTCCACATTCCAACCGAAGATCGGGTTCAAGACACGTTACGGTCTTGTGAACAACCCGTTTGCGGAAGGAACGACACAGGGCGAGGGGACGATCAATGCGATGACCAATATGTATTACAGGGCCTTCAAGATTGCCAACTTGATGTAATCTTGCTGCATCAAGCAATCATGGAAAGGGGGGCTTCGGCTCCCCTTTTTATTTGGAAATCACCAACATAATCAGAGTGATAATCAATACCACAGCTATAACCAAGACATAGAGACTAGCGAAGAACCCCACATCATACATAAGACATGTAGAAAGAAAAATCAGCTATGGCTTACAGCGACAAGGTGCTCGATCATTTCAACAACCCCAGGAACATGGGGTCCTTCAAGAAGGAAGATGAGGACGTCGGCACTGGGATCGTGGGCGCACCGGAGTGCGGTGACGTTATGAAGTTACAGATCAAGGTGGAGCAGGACCGCATCGTCGATGCCCGATTCAAGACATTCGGCTGCGGCTCGGCCATCGCAAGCTCAAGCCTTGCAACTGAATGGCTGAAGGGCAAGACCCTGCAGGAAGCGGAAAAGATCAAGAACACCGAGATCGTGCAGGAGCTCAATCTGCCGCCCGTGAAGATTCACTGCTCGGTGCTGGCGGAAGATGCGATTAAGGCCGCTTTGAACGATTATAAGAAGAAAGAAGATGGGCATTGAGCTACATCGGCCTCTGTTTCTTTAATAGCAAAAATTTAAGCTCTTGCCAATTTCTTCTTTTGGGTATGGGTGAGCATCAAGTCCATCAATGATGAATCTTGCAGTGATATATGTTCAGGCATCAAATTCTTAAACATCGATTCAATAGTGGTCCCTATGGCTAACGGATACTTATGAAATTCGGATGGTATATGACGATCTATTAGTTCGCTCACGCTTAAATGGATAATGCAACCATCACGAATTCCCGTTTGAATACGTAATTCTATCAAACCAGAAATGTTGTATCTGAGTCGTTGAATACTAAGTACATGAAATACATCCAAGATAGAATGTTTTAACTGAGGGATTTCTTGCTCAGATGAATAACGAAGGCCATAGCCTCCCCCACCATTGATAAATCCCTCCAGCAACCGATTAGAACGACTTTGTGAAACGGGGCGCGCGAGCGGCAAACAGAATCGAGTCATTTCAATGATGGACTTCGCTTCCGAATCATCGATCACAATTTGCGTAAAGTGACCCTGAGGATCTTCATATATGTATATCGTGAGTGCGTCTTTCCTGACTACTTTTACTATTGCATTAATCATATTGTGAATATTACTCATGATTTCATCAGCGATTGCGAGAGAATATTGGTCAGTAGTTGTTGTGATTTCTTCAGCGTCATGGGAGAAATTGATTCCTCAAACCCCGCTTCATCCATGGCGTGAGCCATGTTATAAAAAATCTTAGCCAAAACTTCAAGGTAATAACGATCAGCTTGGGAGTCAACTTCACGAGTCTCATGGGTGGTTATTTTTCCCCCTGCGGTCATGGCAATAGTGAAATCGAAAACCCCTCCAGCAAACGCAGACTCGCGCGGTGTACAAACTACATCAATTTTGAGAGTATGTCGTACTGAAAGAGGAAGAATACGTTTACAAGTAGCGTAAATCTCTCGGAATCGATAATAACCTGGGGTAAACGTTCTGGTAATGCGGCGCACACGGCACGAAATTTTATCCTGTATAGAAGTCATGATAGATCAATTATACATAAATCTATACCCCTAGTCAATAGCAATTTTCTTCTATGAAATCAATAGCTTATCAACCCTCACAAGCCAGACACGTTTCACCTTCTGTCAGGGCTTTCAGGTCAATGGACTTGATCGCCTCGCGTTCAATCTTCTTGGCGATTTTATCAGCCTTCATCAACTTCTCAGAACGGCAATAGTAGAGTGTTTTCAAACCCTCTTTCCAGGCTTGAAAATGAACCGCATGGAGATACTTGATATTCGTATCAGGCCGAAAGAAAATATTGATCGATTGCGCCTGATCAATAAACTCCTGGCGATCTGCGGCATGTTGAATAATCCATCTTTGATCGATTTCCATTGCGGTCTTAAAGACCTTTTTAGTAGTATCATCCAGACAAGTCAGGTGCTGCACCGATCCGTCATTGGCAATAATAGAGGACCAAATTTCATTGTAGTCTAGACGCTTATCAGTCTCGCACAATTTCTTGATTACAGCATCCAAGAATCGATTCTTGTTTACGTACATCCCCGAGAGCGTATCCTGTCGGTAAGCATTGGCTCGAAAGGGTTCTACTGAGGGCGAACTATTGCCCATAATCAGACTGGTGCTGGCATTCGGCGCAATTGCCGTGGTATGAGCAAATCGTTTGCCCGTACCCTTCATATCAGGAGCTTCACCACGTTCCTTCCCCAATTTTAGATTTGTTTCATCGATCCGTTTTTTGATATGCCGAAACATAGATTTATTATAGGAGACCGCAGTAGACGATTCCCAGGGTACATTGTGCTTCTGGAGAAACGCATGAAAGCCCAAGGCGCCAATTCCGATGCTGCGTTCCTGTGAGGCTGAATACACCGCACGAGAAATCGTTGGAGGCGCATGATCGATAAAATACTGAAGGACATTATCAAGCATTTCCACAATGTCTGGAATGAATTCAGGTACCGTTTTCCATTGATCGTAATATTCAAGATTCACAGAGGACAAACAGCAGACCGCCGTTCGATCTTTATTTGTTGCCAAGACCACCTCGGCGCAAAGATTGGACTGATTAACCTTCAGTCCTAGCTGCTTCTGCGGTTCTGGCAAGGCTTTATTCGCAGTATCGATGAACAGAATATAAGGCTCGCCTGTTTGCATTCGTGTCTCTAGAATCCTCTGCCACAACTCTTTCGCGGAAATCTTATCACGAACTTCTTGACTATGGGGATCCTTCAATTCCCAGGTATCATCGATATGAGGATCAAGCATACATCGCTCAATCAACTGCATGAAAGTATCAGGAATCAGAATGCCATGGTGCAGATTCTGGCATCGCATATTCGGATCACCAGTGGGCTTTCGCATTTCCAAGAACAGAAGAATATCGGGATGCGTAATATCTAGATACATCGCATAACTACCACGCCGTGTCTGTCCCTGACGATAGGCCAAGCATGAGGCATCATAGGTACGAAGATGCGGCATGATTCCCGTGGACTTTTCATCACTCGAACGAATACCAATTCCAATGCCAATCCCACCGCCAAGCATCGAGAGCCAATTGACCTCAGAGAGTGTATCAACTAATCCCTCAGCGGTGTCAGCCAGATAGGGAAGGTAGCAGTTGTGAACAATCATTCTACTATTACCGACGGTGAATGTATGAGTGTTTTTCACCTCAATATCATATACCAGAGCAGTTTTGTTAATTTTTTTCAGTGAAAAACTCATTTTGACGCCTCCAGTCGTATAAATAAGATAGAAAGCACGAAGAAACGGAGAACACTATGAACATCCATATCATTCTCTCTGCGCGAAAGCATAACAGTCACTATCTGAACAGGTATATATCATTTATCCAGCGTTGTCAAGCGTACAATACGACTAATCCATCTCAATACATGGAACAACATCATATTTGCCCTAAAGCTAAAGATATGTTCCCAGAATACAAAAATCTCGCATTGCATCCTTGGAATCGCTCGATTCTAACATACAGGCAACACATCATTGCTCATATTCTTCTCTACAAAGTATTTGGAACACAGTCTCAAATCTTGTCAATTCTAAGAACATCGGGGCAAGTACATGTGAAAAATTTTCAACTAAAATCAGTCAACAGTAGATTCATCGAAAATGCAAAAATCCAACTTTCCAATTTCAGACGAGGCGTTTTTGTGAGAGGATACAATTTAGACGGCACTCCTAATGTATCAGAAGACACCCGACGAAAATTGTCTCAACAGAAAAAAGAATTATATTCAAATCCAGAGAATCGCAAAAAACATAGTATTGCCTGCATAGGGTCTAAACGAATCAATACCCTCAATATGAGTATCTATTCTCAAAATAGACCATTGAAACACAATCACAATATATCAAAAGGCATAAAGGAATATTACAACAATCTTCGGCAATCAGGAGCGTCACTAAAGAAAACATACTGCGGAATCTATATCACGCCCTTTGGTAATTTTACTGGTCTGCAAGGCATATATCGAAACTATTGTAGAAACTCCTCAAAACCTTTCACCATTCATAGCGTAAAGAAAAATCCCTATGTCAACAAAATGGTCATCGGATGTACACCGAAAGATTTAGGTTTCGATTTCATTCCGAAGAATCATCCTGAACGTACTCAATATTGTGCTTCTTTGAATCAAGTTCGTCTACCCGAACCCAGCCATCCTCTTTGGTCAGAACTAAATGATTACCTGTCACATGGAAAACATCACCTCTAAATTCTAGTTCATATAGATCATCGCTGGTTTGCGTTTGAATGTTTACGACTGGTTGATATGTTCCGTCATGCGACAAAACTAGATCGCCAACTTGAAGCTGAGAAATTGGAATCATTCCTCGTTTAGTGTCAACTAGAGTGTCGCCAGTAAAACAACTGATCGGCAATTGCCGCTTCTTGGCAGCAAATGACAAAATGGGCGTAGCGAAACTTAGCCAATGTTGTGAGGCATAATCATAGAGTCGTTGAGCGTGTTCCTCATTGCTGGCAAAGGCACTAGCCACAAAAGCAAATCGCTCCTGCGGGGATGATTCTGTCTCGGTCATGTAGGATTCGCGCATTCGCTTGAATCCTAGTTCATCAAACAGGGCATCGCGGGTCGAATCAATCGTGGTTTTATATTTCATAGTCCTCCTCATAAGCGCGCATGTTATGCAGTTAAGTCTCCAAATGATGGTAGCTGCTCACACAAAATATAATGATGGTATCTGCTCAAGCAAAATATCCCAGACCGCATTAGCAATTTCCCGATGCTCCAATTGTGTATCGGGCTTACAGCGTACTTCACAGTAATGATACCAACTCCGAATCGTGCCTGTCATATAGATACGACTTGGTGTATTGCCCTCAGGTAGCACGACACGGGCTTGTTCCTTGGCAATTCCGTGAGAGACAGCCCAGAAATACGTAAGTTTCGCTAATTCAATCACCTCTTGCTGACGCTGTGCCCATTCGTCTTGCAATTGCTGGTCATCACAGACTAAGCTGTTCTGCCTATTTTTCTTATCTTGGAGTCGTGCATCCCGAATCACAAACCCGAAGTTTGCTGTGGGATCGGCATATCGCTGACTGAATTCTTGAAATGAAAAACTACGGTGACGAAGAATCTGCCGAATAATATCCCTGGTACTATTTATTTCAAGCGTCATGGAGACCATTTCAAAGGGACTCCAGTGCTGATTCTTAATCAGATATTGCAGGAGCTTCGGGGCTGTCTCATTGTTATACTGATTCGCAGGATTCGAGACCCGAGCGCAGTAGACAATGAACTCCTCTGGTGTCATATTGTCCGTTCGGCTGATACTACGTAATTCAACTAGCATGATTCCTCCTTATGTTTTCTTCCAAAACGACCATTCAGTATAGGCTGCTAATCCAACCTTGGTATGATCCTTAATGATACGGAGCAGATAATCTAAATCGTATCCCGCCCGAATCATATCATTGATATCTTTTTCTTTGATCGTCTCAGGCCAGAAGACCACCGCATAGCCTTCTTTCACGGCCTTCAGCATCGACTGAACCAGTTCTTTGTTACGCCGTTCGTTATCGAAAATCAGCGTAATATTACTATGCTTGATATCAGGCACAGCAGCCCCTAGCTGACAATTTCCCACTGCGATAGCATTTGGTAAAAACAAACTATCCAGTGGTCCCTCGCAAACATAGAGCGGTTGATACTGATCCATTTCATTCAGACCAAAGAGAATACGAGTCGCAGATTCCTTGATTCTCACCGTCTGGTAGCGTAGTTTCGACTCAGGTAAAATAGCACGACCCGACACCGCGATCAAATGGTTCTGACGATCAATCGCAGGAATCACCAATCGTGGCTCATCACAGGGAATCGTCTTGGCAAGTACGGGATCAATCTCTCGCACAAAGGAACGAAAGTTATTCGCATACCACAATCGAGACCATTTCATAGCAGGCAATTGTCGTTTCTCTAAGTATAAACGACCACGATGTCCTACAGGTAATTCACTACATGGAATAGCCCCCGCATCCAGCAGAATTTTATCGGCTGAAATCAAGTTTGCGGCATCAGGTACAGATGGTGCAACGGGACGCATCGGAAGTGTCGCAGAAGATCGTTGTTCCCTGAGCCATTCGAGTCCGTACGCTTTGGCTTGTTCAGGATTAACTTTTTTCAGAACTGATCGAAGGCTACACGTTAGTCCGCAATTATGACACTTGTAGACCAGACGATTCTGAAACGGAAAAAAGTACCCACGTTTCTTTGATTGTTTTTTCCGTGAATCACCACACTGAAAACATCGGCAATTGTAGAGCCGATCCGACTTGCGAATAAAGCCCTGCAACTGCGAGGAAATCAAAAGCAGATATTTTTGATCGAGGTACAACATATCACAGAAACAGAATGAAATTTATGACTTAATTAGATTTATCACTTCACAAGGACATACTATAGCATAAGGAGGTCAGCCTGTCAAGTCCTAGCTAGGGCTTATGAAAAGGGCTTGTCACCAAGGAACTAATGAAGGTAAAGGCATGAGAAAGATAGTATCCTGCAAAAAAGACCACAATGAAAAGAAATCCAAATATCTTGCCATACTGCTTGATGGCCTCGAAGGTGATATCATTGAAGAAGCTCTCTTGCTTGTTTTTCTTTTCGTTCTTGACATATTCATCCAGCATTGTTTTCAGGTTCTGCTGGGCGAGAGCATGTATTTTTCGCTCGTCCTCAGTATGCTGATCTAGTAATTCGCGCATCGCCGCAGTGACTTCTGGTTTGATCGAATCTAGACGATCCCGCAAATCATCCACCTTCGCGCTGAGTGTGACTTCGGCTTGTTTGAGATTCTCGTGCTTTTCTTCGTAGGCTCTGAACATACTGATAATCTCCATGTTCGTCTCGTGCATTCGCTCTATTGTTTGTGTTAAGCGGTTATAGTTCACCACGACTTGCTCCACATCCTTGTTAAGCAAGCCCAGGGATAATTGTAAATCGTGCAAATCTGCTGACATATTATCTGGCCTTTCCGTACCTCAAGTACATCATGGCCCCAGTTCGTTCATCCTGAATGATAATGGGCCGCGAATAATCCGCGTTACCATAGTCCCGTATCGCCTGACCTGTTTCATCTGTTCCAACGTAGTGTTCATACTTTGCGTGTTTGCGCTTACCCATGCGAGCTTTATGAAACCACTCGCAATTCACTTCAAAGACCTCAACGCCGCCAAACTGTTTTCGACGGACCATGGATCGTGCAGGAGACCCTGGTTCACCCTGCGGTCCAACTCCTAATCCAGCCACCGCTCCACTACCTGCGGCATTGACAGCCGCATCCTCTTGCTGAATAGCAGTATTCGCTTGCTGACGGCCCATTTGCTTTTGCTGTTCAGGCATGACGTATACCCCGCAAAATTTCTGCTATGGTCATATCTAACTGAATAGATGCACTATGAATCGTGGTTCCTCTAATATTCTCAATACGTTCGGGCATATAGCTCAGAAACAGTAAAAACGTTTTCAGCGCCCCATGATATGCCGGCTCTACGTAAAAGAACACTAACCTCGTCGTCGCACTCACCCCAAACACATTATACAAGACCACGAGGTGATTCAGAACCAATCGCTCTCGAATCTTCCCTGTCCGATGATACCGCCTCAGCAATCGATTCAGATATCGAAATCGTTGCAAATCCTTTCGGAATTCACTCTGAATGCACCCAGGACGATCATACGCCTTGCTTGCATACAGAATCACGGTTTTCTCAGTCAGAGGAACCACGCACCATCACCTATTGTTCATCTTCAACGTCTGTCTCGTCCGTTTCATCTCCTTCTAGAAAGTCATGCAGAGTTTCCTCATCCATGATATCGACATAGAAATCAAATCCCGCAGCAGCATCGTCCGCATCGTCATTCAAGGGACCGTAGCCTACGTACAAATACCACTCCTCATTATGAACCTTGATTCCATATATCTCCTCGCCCTCAGTGGGGTCATGAGGCAAATCAGGAATCGTGAAACCATGATTCTGCAAAATCAATCGTAGCAGCAGGAACCCTCGCATTACCGATTCGACGGGCTGCTCAAACTCCACAAACAAGTCATCCATCAACTCCTCAAGCACGTTCTCTGAGGCTCCATCGGCTTGAGGAGTGAAGGTCAGGTTATGATCTTCATCCAATGGAAATTGTGATAATGCCATGTTAATTCACCTCTCTCAATAATTATTGTGGCAGGATTGCATCATCTGATGTTCCATCATTCTGACTGCCCTGGGCTACTAAGCACTCATAATGCACTCGCCCCGCACGTCCGCCCACTGTTGCCACAATGCTGCATCCTGAGCCATTGGTTCCTGTGATCGTGGGCGCAACCGTATAGCCTGCCCCACCATTAATCAGTGTGACCGAATTGATCCCACCCGTGGCGCTATTGCAGGTATACGAGGCATTCGCACTCCCACCATTGGTTGCAGTGAAGGTCAAAAATCCATTGACATAGTTAGTTCCCGCGGTGCTGATCGTCAGGGTCGTTACTGGCCCCGTCCCCGCTCTCCGAAGATTCCAACCCGCGCTCTGCACTTTCTTTCCCTCGCCCTGTGTGTTTGCCATTTCAAGCGTCGAGACACCAAACACGCCGACCACTTGATTCGTGGCCTGAACGCCATAGGTCGTATTCCCATAGAGCGTGGATGTCCCTGCTCCTGCGACACCCGTTCCCATCGCAGGTGAAGATTTCGGTGCTGTTCCAGCGGCATCTGTGTTTCCCCAAAGTGACATATTCATTCTCCTTCGATTAAGTGTGGTAGATATTCATAGTATTTAGTTCACAAGTTTCCTCAATTGCTGAATCGTATCTGGCACGGTCTTGTGGTGGATACCAATTCCACGGTGTGCCTCCCATTCACGAATATTTTTCGTCAGATCATCGATCAGGATATTGCTCGTATTATGAGCCGTGGCGAATATTTGTTTCTCTGATCGTCTGACAATATGCACCCGTGAGATCGAAATGTTTAGATGCTGCTTGATCCACTTCATTTTCCCCGCATAGGAATAACTCTGACCAGGAGCTTCCCAGGCCGCACGAGCCGAGAGAATATGGGCATCATGCTTATCGACCCAATTCCAGAGCGTATCAAATCCTGGCATCGGGGGCAAGTCACGCCAGAACTTTTCTCCCAGGGCCATAATCTTATCAGTCTCGCTCTTGGACGCTTGCCGCTTTCGCAATTCGTCATGACCGAACACAGACATCGCCCCTGCATTGAAATCGACGAGTACGCCATCCATATCAACGAAAATCATAGGTGCTTCTGCTTCGGTAATTCCGTGTGACGTTAAGGTTTCACGCGCCTGTTCAACCGATGGCCCGCCTAATAGGGCTTTCATCGGATGCTTTACTGTATCCGAAGCTATTTTAAGCATGTGGTATGTAGGAGGATCGTGTTTATAATCTGATAATTGTTTAGATGGCATATTACACCTTGTAAGGCTCGCTTATAAGGGATACATCGTCCAATTAGGTCTGCTGCCATACATTGGGAGTCGTAGTCGGCTCGGCATTGAAGACATCTTTCTTGGCTGATAGTTCAATCTTTCCCGATTTCTTTTCTTCGGGCTTCTTCTCTTTCTTCGAACTCTCCTCTGAATCTTTGTCCTCAGTGTCTTTTTTCTCTGAATCCTTCTTTTCCTCTTTCTCATTAGCTTCCCGAACTAGCTGTTGTGTCATTCTGAACAGGTCTGAGTGTTCTTCCAACTCAAGTTCCTTGTAGCCATCCTTTTTCAGTTGCGCCTTGACATCTTCTAGTGAATCGTCTGGAAAAGTCTCAACCGATTTGAATTGTCGTTCCCTTCGGTGCGGATCACGCATCGTCAGTTCATATCGATGATTGCCCATTTGCCAGAGATGATATGTCTTGCCATCTTTTCCATACTTTGCCATAAGATGACTGGGGGGATTATTACCAATGGATTCCCGAACTAGCTGCTGTGTCATTCTGAACGGGTCTGAGTGTTCTTCCAAATACGGAGCATACCGATGAACAACATCTCGTGCGTTCTTCGGGTCATCCACCAAATCTAATTGATGCGGCTGAGCATTCACCGCGCCGAGGCGATAGGAAACTCGTGAACGCTTAATTGGATGTGACGGACGAATTAGCACCCGACCATCAGGATGTACATACATAACATCGTGCGTTTGTCCTTTATGGGGACCGATTTTCGGTTTGACTTTATCGCCCACTTTTAAGTTATGAGGTGCATGGACATCTTCGATTGTCATTCTCTCGCCGTGAATTTCCATTGATAGTCTCCCGTAAGTATTTTAATGCCCGACTTTCTCTTTTCTTATTTCATGAGCAGGAACTTTTTTCGATTCACGCTCACCCACATCCACCACGTAAAGGGGACTTCCGTGTTTGTCGCCTTTGTCATGACGAACAATCTTACCTGGTGTCATTTTACCTTTATGCGGAACATTCACTTTAGTTCCTGGAGCATGAATGCCGGATTGTTCACCCAATAACTTCGTTATATTGAGTTTCCCCTCACTCATGACACTATAAAATGCGGGCTTTGTTTTCATAATAGCTCCTACTCGGATTCCTTTGCCATTTTTGTGGCTGTAGCGTACATGACTTCTTTGCTCCGTTCACCATATCGAGAACGAAAATCACCGATATTCTTCTTCATGCCCCTTACGTATTTTTCTTTTTTCTTTTCTTCGCCGGGTGTCAAGTCAGTTTCTTGCATCAGTTCAGTTGCTTCTTTTCGCAACGTCTTAATCGTTTTCCACACACCCTCTTTGAGAGTGCAGGGGCCAATTGCTTCACCCTTACTGTTGATTCTTTTCCAACCACCTTTAGGATGCTTGGGATCGAACCACTGTCTTAAATCTTCTCGTAGAACCGCAAAAGATTTCATTTCTTGCCCAGGCCGACAGGCATTTTCTTTGTTTGCATGAAAGACTTCAACGAATCTTTAAAATCGCTCGCCTCTTTCGCGCTAAGAGATTTCTTTTTTTCACCACCAATGTGTTTCTTGAGAATATAATCAGCTTGCCCCTCTTCCATCTTTTTCTTACCGTGAAGAGCCGCAAGATCCGCTCCATCAATCGATTCTTTCCTCACTGTCACACCACCATCCGCAGGCGTGGGATCAGCAGGATCAGCTTCCACTTCATCCCCCACTTTTGGCTTTATGTCTTTCGCGGGAGTGAAAGCGGGAACTGAGGAAAGCGATTGCTGCACCTTCCGACTGGCACGATCTTGCTGTGCCTTCAGTTCCTTGGTGAACTGAGCATTATCGGGTTCTTCACCCAACAATTTCTTTATATCCAATTTTCCCTCAGTCATGACACTATGAAAGGCTGATTTTGTTTTCATGTTGCTCTCCTATTTTGGTTTCGGCTTACCTGCGTATTCGCAAATAAGTTTCACAGGATCCTAGCTCCTCTTACTTCTAGACTCATTTATTTACTAATACCCAGTTGTTTAATTTTTTAATTGCTTCTTCGACTGTTTTGACTGCTGTTTTTCTAAATTTCATTCGGGCATGTCCGCTAAACATTTCTAGTCCACCAGTAGAATCTAAACTAAATCGGCCATATGTAGAATTTTCTAATATTCCGTTTGGCCAATCATTTTTGGGTTGTAACGAAATTGTAATTAATATAGCAGCCCGTTTAAACACTGGGCCCGCACCTCCACCTAAGGTGCTAATTTGTGTAGATACATACGGAGCAGTAATAGAATCTTTTATAAGTTTAGCTGCTTCATCTAACCATTTCTGGTCTACTTCACCACGAGCTAAAGCGGATATCCTCAACATTGCTCCGGATGGCCAGGACGGTTGTTCTGTCGTAAGACGCTTCTGCCCATTTTTATTTTTCTTTCGCAGTTCTTTCAGCGTGGGCTTGGTACCGCTCGTGGTCTGACCTTGAACCCATTGATCCTGTGGAGCCTGACCCATTAGTGGTGCCCCCAGATCATCATAGCCGAACGTGGTTTCGACTATCGGCGCGGGAAACGCATCGTAATACTCAATATTCTGTTCTAGATTCGAGAGAACATGGCTCAGAGCTTCTTCATCTAATTTGAAACGTTGCAGTTCGTAGCCCAGGCCCTTCTCAATTCGTTCCTCAATATCCGAGAAAGTCTGATTGTGTTGATGCATGAAGTCCTCCATCGCTGGCTTTTTGACCACACCACCACTGCCAGAAGCTGACGTAGCGGCCACATTGATAGGGTGCAATTCTGTTAAATGACCATTAAGACTCTTGTGCGTGACATGACCATTTTTCCCATATCGACCAAAACCATAATAGACCAATCCCAATGCCTTAGCTTCACTAGCGGCCTCGTGTGAGATGTGCTTATCCACAACTTGTTTCTGACCAAACTCAGGTTCATGCGGGTCAACACTCTTTCCAGTTTGAGTATTGATCCAGTGTTTTGCCGCAGGGTCCTCGACCTCTTGCTTGGTAAAATGAGACATTATTTTCCAGATACGATTCAAATTTTTAGTGTGGTCTTTGTCAGAGGCATCAGTAGAATTATCAACCACAACCAAATCGGATTCGAACACATCCTGATATTGTTGCAGTGCTGCTTGAGAAGAATCCCATTTCTGTTTACGAATCTTCTCGGGAACCATTCTCCCGCCGCGTTTTCCACGATCCTCATTGCGCTGCTTAGAAATCTCATTGCTGGCATTCACGAAAATCATTTTGGAGCTATAGCCCTGATCTTCTAAGTAGCCCTTGATCTTCTTGATCTTATCCGCAT